ATACATGCTTGCCGTCCATCTTGGGGAAGATAATGTTTACATGGACGATCCCGATCTCAAGATTATGGGAATCGAAACCGCCCGTTCATCGACCCCACAGATCGTCCGTACAAGGCTCAAGGAGGCGATCAAGTTGATCCTGACAGCAGACGAGGGGGCATTGCACTCTTTCGTTCAGGGCTTCCACAGCGAGTTCCTGACCCTTCCTGTCTACGACATCGCCTTCCCCCGTGGCTGCAACGGCACGGACGATTATGCGGACGCTGCCAGCATCTACAAGAAGGGCACTCCGATGCATGTAAAGGGTGCATTGGTCTACAACCATTGGATCAAGAAGAAGGGGTTGTCCAAGAAGTATCCTCTGATTCGCAACGGCGAAAAGATCAAATATGTCGAATTGAAGGAACCGAACCCTGTTAGAGAAAAGGTGATATCATTCCCCGCCACCTTCCCAGAAGAATTCGGTCTTGAATCATTTATTGATCATGAAAAGCAATTCGAAAAGTCATTTATTGAGCCGCTGACAACTATCCTAGATGCGGTTGGTTGGTCGGTAGAAGAAGAAAGTTCTTTGGAGGGTTTGTTTTCATGATAAGACTACTTGAGTCATTCTTGCCGCCGATCATCTTTGTCGGAGTCTGCTACATTTTTATCTGTTCTTCCGTCATGGTTATGAATCCTAAATACCGTCAATGGCGCAGAGATTCGGATCATTCCTGAAAGAACCGATAAAGTATCCACATGTTCATCTTTCTTTTGATGATCATTCGGTGTCAAATTGGTATTCGTGCCGTGGGCTGCTAAAGAAGTATGGCGCAAAATCGGTTTTTTATGTCGATTCTTTTCATCTACTTGAAGTGAGCGAGATTCAAATGCTTCGTGAACTAAAAGAAGATGGGCATGTTATCGGGTGCCACAGCAAATCCCATAAAGATGCTATGGTTTATTCTCGCAGATATGATATAGAACGATATATTGATGATGAGGTTCTTCCCGCAATGGAAGAGATGGCATCGGCTGGATTTAAGCCAACTCATTTTGCATTCCCATACTCACACTTCGATGAAACTCTTTATTCTGCGGTGTCACCGCTTTTTTGTTATGTTCGTCCAGGAAACGAAAGTCATTTCTATTCTGGTGAAAGAATGTATTTCAGCCCAAACAGAATGAGCAAGGACGAGATACCGAAAGAAGTTTCGATTCGGAATGGTCAAATGCAAAAAGTTCTTGATGATATCAAGGACACCGCAGAAGCAAATAAAGGAATAAGCATCGTGTTTCACGATGTACGCCTCACGGGCGCACCCGCACACGCAGGCACACACGCACAGGCGCACATCACGCAGGAAGAACTTGAACTGGTATTGAAGACTTTGAAAGAAGAAGGATATGCATATGAAACCTTTGAGAAGGTGTGCAATTATGGACTGGATCCTTTTGACAAGCCCGATGGCTTGATGTAAGATCACCTAAATCATTCTAGTGAGGTATACACAATGAACTTTCTGAAGACACTCGTCAAGAGCAGCGGTAACGAATACGCATCTATTGCCAACGATGGACTTGAAGCCGATGTTGGTGGATTCATCGACACAGGATCATACTCCTTCAATGCCCTCGTTTCGGGCAGTCTGAAGGGTGGCATTCCTGACAACAAGATTCTTGGTATTGCTGGTGAGTCTGCTACGGGCAAGACTTACTTTGCCCTAGGCATCGCATCACAGTTCCTCAAGGACAACAAGGACGGGGCTATCCTCTACTTTGATTCGGAACAGGCTGTGACGAGCAGCATGATCTCTGATCGTGGATTGGATAAGAATCGTGTTGCCGTCTTCCCTGTTGCCACGGTGGAGCAGTTTCGTTATCAGGTGCTTCAGATCCTTGAGAACTACGGCAAGTTGGAGAAAGCAGATCAGAAGCCGATGATGATCGTGCTTGACTCGCTTGGTATGTTGTCTACCTCCAAGGAAATGAACGACAGCACGGAAGGCAAGGAAGTCCGTGACATGACTCGCAGTCAGGTCATTAAGTCTGTCTTCCGTACCGTGACGCTCAAGTTGGGCAAGCACAACATCCCCATGATTGTGACGAACCACACCTACGATGTCGTGGGTGCATATGTCCCGACCAAGGAAATGGGTGGCGGCAGCGGTCTCAAGTACGCTGCGTCAACCATCATCTACCTGTCGAAGAAGAAGCACAAGGACGGGGATGGCGAGGTCATCGGCAACATCATTCATTGCAAGGCATACAAGAGCCGTCTGACCAAGGAGAACCGCACCATCGATGTCCTCCTGAATTTCGATAGCGGTCTTGATCGCTACTACGGTCTAATCGAACTTGGTCTCAAGCACGGCGTTTTCAAGAAGGTTTCCAATAAGGTTCAGTTCCCCGATGGCAAGTCGGACTTTGAATCCAAGATCAACAAGGATCCTGTCAAGTGGTTCACAGAGGATGTCCTGAAGGTTCTTGAAGAGGCTGCTGCGAAGGAGTTCAAGTACGGTCAGGACGAGGGGGTGGAAAATGACGCATGATCCAAAGCCAATTCTTTTCGATGGGTTTGAAAAGGCATTCGTTGGAATGCTTCGCCGTTACGGTCAGTCCGTGCCAATTGCAATCTATGATTACAACAAGTGCATGGATATCTTGATGGATCGGGACGGGATGGAGGAAGACGAGGCGGTGGAGTGGCTGGAAGTAAATACTTTGGGGGCATACCTAGGAGAGTCTACCCCCGCCATGCTGTTTCGTTGCTCACTCCGTGAACTTGGAGAGGAGTGCGAGATCGATATTCCTCTAGACAATGATGAGAGAGATCCGGGCGATGAGCATCAGATCGATGATCTTACGATTGAACAGCGTGAGTCTTTGGAGGATGCATTAGACAAGTTTGCAGAACACTTTGTCAAATATGTCCGTGAGGTTGACCCCAAACTCTTTCTTCGTGCAAAGCAATATGCAGCCGACTGCTCCGGAAACGACATGATTGAATTTGTAATTGATGATATTCCGAAGCCAAAGAAAGAAGAGGATAAAGATGAGTCATAAGTTGGGAGTCGTGGTTCCTTATCGTGACAGAGAAACACATTTGCGTTTTTTTGTCCCATACCTTTTCAATTTTCTAACAAATCAAGAAATAGAACACAGAATAGTAATTGTCGAACAACATCTACACGATAAGTTGTTTAATCGTGCAAAATTAATGAATGTTGGCTATGACATTGCAAAAGACGATTGTGATTATTTTGTGTTTCATGATGTTGATTTGATTCCAGAAGTTGCCGATTATTCATATCCCAAATGTCCCACGCATATGTCTGCATATTGCTCACAGTTCAACTACCAGTTGCCCTATGAAACCATCTTTGGTGGTGTTTCAATGTTCACAAAAGAGGATTTCATCAAGGTTAATGGGTACAGCAATGAATATTGGGGTTGGGGTGCGGAAGATGATGACATGTACAATCGCTGCGAGAGGGAGGGCACGGGATTTGAACGCCGTCCCAATCGTTACAATAGTCTTGCTCATGAAAAGCAGACCCTGACTCATCAGGATTACATGAAGAATATTGAGAGACTTCAAGCCCAAAAAGCGGGACAAAAGAATCACAAAGAAGATGGGCTGAACACTCTACAATACAACAGGATCGCAGAACAACCACTAGGCTTTACTGCCAGAAAGTATACGGTGTCCATATGAGAGTGATTGGTCCAGATTGGCTAAACATTGACTTGCCCTTTCCATGCGAAGTTCATGCACATCGTTTCATGAACGATTTGTCTCCAACTGATAATTATCGTGTGTATGTCGATACATGGGAACCCCGATCATCATGTGAATCCATTGAAAGGATCCGCAAGTATGCAGACAGGTTCAATTTGATTCTCACTCTTGATGAGGATTTGGCAAAGTTGCCAAATGCAAATCTTTTGGTTGGTGGTAGTACATGGGTATATCCTTGGCTCCCTCCCCACAAGGAGTTCAGCGTGTCTTTTCTTTGTACTGCAAACAACTATTTGCCTGGATATCAGATTCGTCATGCTCTATGGGCAAATCAGCATCGGATTTATGCTCTGCCAAGAAAGTTCTGGTCGAGCCGAATGAGACCAGTTGATGCAGATCGTTTGATCCCAACAAGAACCGATGGACAGAATGAGAAGGTTGAGTTGTTCTACAGTATGTTCTCAATCTGTCCAGAGAATACATCTCAAAGAAACTATTTTACTGAAAAGGTTCTTGATTGCTTTGTGACTAAGACTGTTCCCATCTATTGGGGTTGCCCGAATATTGGCGATTATTTTGACACCAGAGGAATGGTGATCATTGATGATCTTGAAGACTTGTTTGAGAAGGTGAATTCGCTAACAGAAGAAACATATCATCAGATGCTCCCGCACATTGAGGAAAACTACAATCGCTCCTTGCGGTATGCCATGCCTGATGGTCCAGAGCGTCTTCGTTTGGCGATTCTTGCTGCAAAGGGTTCGGAGGTTGCTGTATGAAGAATTTGGTCATCATTCCTGCCGGAAAAACTTCTGAACACCAAAAGTGGACAGAGGATCACAGAGACTATGGATTTGATTTGTGCATTCAAAACTTCACCAAAGATTTTGAATTTACAGATAGAAACAGCACAGTTGCAAAATACAACATAAGAAAGCCAGGAATGAAATGGGGGCTTGCTGCCGAGTTCCTTGATAATCACCCCGAATGGAAAGACTATGATTACATACTTTTCATGGATGATGATCTAGAAACTACACCATCCGATATCCAAAAGTTTTTTCGAATTTGTTCGGAGGAATCATTCGATCTTGCTCAACCTGGTCTTTGTGAGGGAAGCACTTTCACTTTCTATCCAACAAAGAAAATACCAAATGCAAAGTATCACCTGACAAACATGGTGGAAATCATGGTTACTTGCATTAGCAAGAGAATGCTTTTGGAGACTCTTGAAGATATTAGAAGTTCCACGAATGGTATTGGGTGGGGATTGGAGGGTGTTTGGAACATCAGGTTTCATGCCGGAAATGGTAAAAGCAAGTTTGGTGGAAAGATTGGTGTTGTTGATGATGTCAATTTCTGCCACAAGAGACCGTTAGGTGGAACTGATAGCAAGATTTACGAGTTGTTTGGTTCTCCTTGGAAAGCACTAGCAGACCAAGAACAAAGAATGGGGTTCAAGTGGTCGGAAATGAACTTCACAACATATTCCATCGAATGGAAGGACTGATACATGCGTGAGACTCTTCATATCAATTATGACGGCAACTCTTTGTCCTTTCAGGAAGAGGATTGCTATGAAAGCCGAGGCAAAAGCACAATTATTCTTGTAAAGAGTGCTTTTGAAACACTATCAGAAGAAAAAAGAAAAATGCTGAAGCCATTTGCAGCATTTTTTCATCTCGGTGATAAGAGTTTCTATCCTCTCTCATTAGGTTCTTCCAAGTACAATTCACGAACAATTCCTTGCTGGACTTTTGACTCTTGGAAAGAATGCGGTATCTCTGATTATGAAAATGTATGTTCTGAACTGATCGCCCGTGGAAAAACTCCACCCAAGCACGACTGTCTTTTCTGGATTGGAAATGCAAATACTCATCCGACAAGAAAGTTGTTTCTTCAAATATCTTCAAACCGACCTGATGTTTGTGCGGCAGACTCGGGAAATTGGTTTGGTAAAGATGGTGAAATGAAAAATGCAGAAAAAAAGTATGTCAGCATTCCAGAACACGCAGATTACAAGTACTTGATTGACATTCAGGGAAATGGATATTCGGCAAGGGGAAAACTTCTTATGCACAGCGGCAGACCTTTGTTTTACCAAGACCGTCAATGGCATGAATATTGGTTTTTTTCGACTAAGCCATTTGTTCACTACATTCCACTCAAGGAAGATTTTAGCGATCTAAACGAAAAACTGAATTGGGCTAACACACATCCTGAAGAGTGTGCTACAATCGCCACAAATGCCCTGCAATTTGCTGTTGCAAATCTACGCAGAGCAAATGCAATTCAAAGATATCAAGACATCTTGATGATGTTAGGAGCAGACTGAATGTACGACTATTTGATTGTTGGCTCTGGTTTGTTTGGTTCGATCTTTGCCCGTCAGATGACTGATCGTGGTGCAAAGTGCTTGGTAATAGACAAGCGAAACCACATAGGCGGAAATTGCTACACCAAGGATGTCGGTGGTATTAATGTCCACGAATACGGTCCTCATATTTTCCATACGAGCAGCGACCGTGTGTGGGACTACATGAACCGTTGGACAAAATTCAACCACTATGTCAATCGCCCCAAGGTTCATTACAAAGGCGAACTCTACTCGTTCCCAATCAATCTTTTTACCCTCTATCAACTATGGGGAGTGAAAACTCCTGCGGAAGCGCAGAAGAAACTAGAAGAAGTCAAAGTTTCCATACCAAATCCACAAAATCTTGAAGAGTGGGTTCTCTCTCAGGTTGGTGAGGAGATTTACCACAAGTTTGTCTATGGTTACACGAAAAAGCAATGGGGTCGTGATCCTAAGAATTTGCCTTCATTTATCATCAAGAGACTTCCCATTCGCTTGACATTTGATGACAATTATTACGAGGACAAGTATCAGGGTATTCCTATTGGGGGGTACACTAGCATTTTCGAAAAACTTCTTAGTGGAATTGACCACGAAACTGGTGTGGACTATATTGTAGACCGAGATGCTTTTGAAAAGAAAGCCAAGAAGATTGTCTATACTGGTCCTATTGACGAGTTTTTCGGTTGCGATATGGGAAGACTTGCATGGAGAAGCCTTCGCTTTGAGCATGAGACCATGGATATTTCGGATTATCAGGGAAATGCTCTTGTAAATTATACCGAGGAAAATATCTCATACACAAGAGTGATCGAACACAAACACTTTGAATTTGGAAAACAGAGTCATACAGTTGTAACAAGGGAACATCCTCAAACATGGGATTCCTCAAAGGAGAAATTCTATCCTGTGAATGATGACGAGAACAACGAACTGTATCAAAAATACAAGGCAAGAATAGACAATACTCGTTATATTTTTGGCGGTCGGCTAGCAGATTACAAATATTATGACATGCATCAGGTTGTGGGATCAGCACTAGTCAGATCGGAAAAGGAAGAATGAATTGGTCTTTTTGCATAGTCTTTAATAAAACTGATTATCTAAATCGTTTTGTCAAATCGATTATCAATCAAGAAGGACTTAAAAAAGATCGATATCAGATTGTTCTTGTCGGCAAAGAGTCTGGTTCTATAGACTCCATGGTTCAACCATTGCAAGATAATGGAATTGACATAATTCACATTCCTTTCGATGAATCTACCAAAACGGGGTGGATTACCCGAAAAAAGAATCTAGCGGTACAGATGTCAAAGTACGAAAATCTTGTGATATCCCACGATTACTTTGCACTATGTCGTGGCTGGTACAAGTCATTTGAAAACTTCGGGTGCGATTGGGATGTTTGTATGAATCAAATTCGTCTTCTCGACAATCGCCGTTTTCGTGACTGGTGCTATCCAAGACAATGGTGGGGAGATTGGGATTGGCTAAAGTATGATGACAATAGCAAGACGCATCAAATGTACATCAGCGGTTCTTATTGGTGTGCTAAAAAAAGTTACATGGCTAAAAATCGATTAGATGAAAATCGCACATGGGGTCAGGGTGAAGATTGCGAGTGGTCTGCTCGTTGTCGTGAAAATTGGATGTACAAAATGAATAAGAATGCAGTCGTAAAAATTCTCAAAGGCGAGGATTTCATGAAAATCAATCATCCACCAGAACCAATTCCCGATCCAGAAATTCATTTGAACTCGGTCGATTATCAAATACAAGACTGATGCTTGCAGTCTAAATAAGTCAACAAGGAGAATTTTTCATTATGAGAATGCTAGTGACGGGATCCTGCGGTTTTATTGGTTCGAATTTAGTGGATCGCCTGATTGAAATGGGGCATGATGTTGTAGGAATTGACGATCTTTCTGCGGATGCCCACGACCATTTCTATTTCAATCCCAAAGCAGAATATCACAAGTATTCGGTAACAGATTACATCATGTGTTCTGATGTGTTCAAACGGCACAAGTTTGATTATGTCTTTCATTTGGCTGCGGAGGCTCGTATACAAAGATGCATAATTGATCCTACTTTGTGCTTGGAAACAAATACCATGGGCACACAAACCATGCTGTCGCTTGCAAAGAAATACGATGTCAAACGACTTGTGTTTATGAGTACATCTGCGATTTATGGGCTTCGTAGCAAAGTAGTTGCGGAAATGACGGCGAATGGTGACCAAAAAGAAACTGATGAACCTGATTGTTTGAACGCCTATTCCTATTCAAAATGGTTTGGTGAAGGTTTGTGCAAAATGTATTCAACACTTTACGATTTGGATACAGTCTGCTTCCGAGGTTTCAACATTTACGGCGAAAGACAACCTAAGAGGGGCCAATATGCTCCCGTGATTGGGGTGTTCCAACGACAAGTAAAATCTGGTGAACCTTTGTCAATTGTCGGTGATGGGCAGCAAAAAAGAGATTTCGTCCATGTTGGCGATGTCTGCGATGCTTTGTATGAGGGTGCCGTAGTCGAATCGAATCAGCGTGGCGAGATTTACAATATTGGCACCGGAAAAAATCATTCGGTTTTGCAAGTTGCAAACTTGATCGCAAGACACTACAATCACAAATTCGATCACATCCACCTTCCAGCCAGAGAAGGAGAGGCTAGAGTAACATTGGCAAATATCAAGAAGATCAAATCAAACTTGAAATGGGAGCCAAAGGTTGTTCTTGAAGACTGGATTTCTAGACAGGATTAATATCATGGCAAAAGCAAAAATTGGAATCATGTGCCTGACAACGAGGCGAATGTCGTTGATGACTACTCATGCAAAGCAACTCGCCAAGTGCAAGTATCGCAACTTTCACATCTACATTCTTGGCGATGCTGTCCCGCAGGAAATAAAGAACTTGTTCAATGAACAACTCCCACAAAATTCTACAGTCGTAGATGGGTTTGCTCCTGGTGACGGAAACTACATGGAAAAAATTATCCATGGCATTGGAAGAGAACATGAATTCTCCGTCAAGATGGATGAAGACTGCATTCTCCTCTCTGATGGGTGGGATCGATTCTTTAATTTGATAGAATCGATGACGAATCAAGATTTGTTTTGTACGGGTGCAATCAGCAATGGAGTTCCAACTTGCGACTTTTTTGTTAACAACTTCATCCCCAACTCAAAGCAGATTGTGAATAATCTGTTCTCATTGACATCATACGGTGTTGGTGGTGGGGTTGATTACTCTCTGCTAAATTACGCAAAACCACAAACCGTGGGGGATTGGAATCCAAACGCTTTTTATCAAGCGGTAAAGCAAATCAATCACTACTACAAGGGAATTCACCCTGTCAGAATGAATTTCTCTGTTGCAAAATTCATTAACGACATGATCTTTGAAGCATTCCCCCAATCGATGCGTGTTGTGGAAGGCGAAATCATCAGAAATACAGATTACCCATATTTCTGCAACTCTTTCTTTGGGATTAGAACTGAAGATTGGAAGACGATTGTATCAAGAAGGGATTTGTTTATCGATCCTTACGAGGAAGTCCCGTTGAATCGGTATTGGAAAGAAACGGGAAGAAACATGCTTATTGATACAGGAATTCCAATTCTACACACAATGTACAATTGGACAAGAAATTGGGATTACGAAAACAAGTTGGTTGAAAAAATCAACGAGGTATTTGCGGATGCATAAGCCGACATTATTTGTTCATTGTGGAACAGGTAATGATCGTTATTCAACGATCATGGATGAGTTCTTTTCCTCAATTGAAATGTCGGGCATGAAGAATGAAATTGATGTTCGTGTATGCTCTGTGGGGAAACCCCAAACAAATGAGACTTGGTTTAATCAAGAGTATCACAATGATGATTTTACTAAAGGTGAATTTTTCACACTTGAAATACTGAGACAATTTTGCAAAAATGTAGGTGTGGGTGTTCCTGTTGGATATGTACATACCAAAGGAGTATTCAATGGTTTTGACAATCCATGCATAATAGACTGGCGGCAATACATGGGTTACTTTGTTATTGAACGAGCCAGAGACTGTATTAAAGCCCTTGGGGAGGGCTATGATGCTGTTGGGGTTGATTGGGTCACTCTTCCCAACAAGCACTTCTCAGGCAATTTCTGGTGGGCTTCTTCCCAATACATCAACAGACTCCCGCAAATAAATCCGCCCATTTTTCAAATAGAGGGCGCACCCACACCAAGGCATTTGGCAGAATTTTGGATAGGGTATGGGTTTCCAAAGGTAAAATCCATGCACAACAGCAACATATGTGTATATGAGAGACACCTTCACAGATATCCAAAAGAAAAATACGCATTAGACAAGAAGGATCACAATGATTGAAGAATTGATAAAAGGAAAGAATGTTCTTGAGATTGGTGGTCCAAGTAGACTACTCGGTGGTTTATATCCACAGATGCTTACAGTATCATTCATGAATCTTCCGGAATCTATGGCGGTGCATTTGCAAGATGCTAATCCAACTAATACAAGGTATGTCTACAATGGGGATGCATCAGAGCCATACCCATTTGTTTACAACAGGATACTTCGTAGATTTGATTGCCTTATTTCGTCACACACTCTAGAACATTTTGCCAATCCAATTAAAGCATTGTGTTCTTGGTCTACAGCATTGGCAGATGGGGGAGGGATTATTACAATAGTCCCAAATAAGATGGAGTGCTGGGACAAAAATAGAGAGGACACACCATTTGAACACCTAGTAGAAGACTTTAAGAAAAATACTCCAGAATCCGACATGACTCATTTAGAAGAGTCATCATGTATGTTGGAAACTCGCCCAACATACTACGAAGATGTTGGCGAGGAAAATTCAACAAGAGTGATACACCATCATGTCTTCTCTCTCAGGACATTGCAAATGTGTCATGAAATGGCGGGATTTCAGACATTGGCATGTTTTATTGCAGCAAATGACCCATTACAAATGATTTACCTTGGAAGAGTTAAAGGTCACGCAATTGTCGGCTAAAACGATAATGGAAATTCCTTTTCAAGCAGTATTATTTGATCTTGATGGCGTACTTGTAGATGCGTGTGATTGGCATTACGAGTCTTTAAACCGTGCCCTACAACAAACTGTTGGTTATTCAATATCAAGAGAAGATCATTTATTGAAATACAACGGACTTCCGACAAAAGTAAAACTGAAAATGCTTGAAATTGATGATGGTCTTGCTCAAAAAATCAATGACTTGAAACAGTCTCTTACCATAGAGGTTATTGAGGAAAATGCGATCATCATGGCAGAGAAAATAGAATTGCTTTCTTATTTGAAATCGATTGGTGTAAAAACAGCCTGTGTTACTAACTCAATAAAGAAGACAGCAAGCATGATGCTTTCTAAAACGGGTCAACTTGAATATTTGGATGCTGTAATCAGCAACGAAGATGTTGCCAAGAATAAACCAAATCCTGATTGCTACAATCTTGCAATCTCTGTGTTGAATGTTGATCCGAAATTTGTTTTATGTGTGGAAGATTCTATCACAGGAATAACTGCTGCTCTAAATAGTAGTGCCAAGTATCTCTGGAAGGTAAGTGATACTACTGAAGTGACCCTTGAGGGTTATAGGAGATTTTGTAATGAAGATTTTGATACCCATGGCGGGAGAGGGAAGTAGGTTTTCAAAAGAAGGATATACCTTTCCCAAGCCTCTGATTGATGTTCGTGGCAAACCCATGATACAGGCTGTGGTTGAGAATCTTGATTTTGATGCCGATTATATCTTTCTTGTTAGAAAAGAACATTTGGCAAAGTATTCTGGCTTGAAACAGACACTCAGCCGAATTACGAACGGAAGATATCAGATTGTTGAAGTAGATGGTCTTACTGAAGGTGCAGCATGTACTGCGCTTTTAGCAAAGGAATTCATCAACAATGACGATGATTTGCTCATTGCAAACTCCGATCAAGTAATTGAATATAGTCCAGAAAACTTCAATGCTTTGAAGACATTAGCAAATGTTGATGGTATTGTTTTCACTTTTCACGCTGTACATCCGAAATGGTCTTTTGTAAAAACCAACTCTAGAGGAATTGTTACAGAAGTCGCTGAAAAAAATCCAATATCAGATATTGCAACTTGCGGGATTTACTGGTATCGTAGGGGAAGTGATTTTGTGAAATACGCAGAGGCTATGATTGAAAAAAACATCAGAGTCAATAATGAGTTTTACATTGCCCCTGTGTACAACGAATTGATTTTCAACAACGGGACTTTGATACCTTTTTTTGTACACAAAATGCATGGGATTGGAACGCCGGAAGACTTGAATTCATATTTGAACCAGACAATCAACAACTAAAACAAAGGAGATTTTGTCATGAAGAATGTATTGGTTACGGGTGGGGTCGGATTTGTTGGTCATCACATGGTCGATTATTTGCTTCGTAATACGGACACTCATGTGACTATTCTTGATCGTCTTGATGTTTCAGGAAACATTAACAGACTTACAGCACTAGATTCGTGGGAAAAAAACAAGAATCGTGTCAAGTTTGTTTGGCATGACATGAAAGCCGAACTGCACAGCAATGAGATTCTATGCACAATGCTAGGAGACCCTGATGTGGTTTTGCACATTGGTGCTGGTTCTCATGTTGATCGAAGCATCGAAGACCCAATGTCTTTCGTCATGGATAATGTTGTGGGTACTTGCAATATTTTGAATTATGCAAGGCGTTTGTCGAATCTCAAGAACTTTGTATATTTCTCTACAGACGAAGTGTTTGGTCCCGCCCCCGAAGGCGTAAACTACAAAGAGTGGGACCGTTATCAGTCTGGAAATCCATATTCCGCAACGAAAGCGGGTGGAGAGGAACTGTGTCTTGCTTTTGAAAACACATACAAGATGCCGATTATGATTTCCCATTGCATGAACATCTTTGGAGAGAGACAGCATCCAGAGAAGTTTATTCCTTCATGCATCCGCAAAATTGTTCGTGGCGAAAAGGTAATTATTCACGCAAATCATTCTCTGACAAAGGCTGGAAGTCGATTCTACATTCACGCACAAAATGTCTGTTCGGCTGTAGATTTCATCATGAAGAATGGCAAGAACGGTGACAAGTACAATATTGTGGGCGAAAGGGAAATCGACAATCTCTCTCTGGCACAAATGATTGCTAATATTCTAGGAAAGCCGCTGAATTATGAATTGGTTGATTTCCACAGCAGTCGTCCGGGACACGATCTTCGATACGCTCTTGACGGATCCAAGATGCAACAGATGGGGTGGAATTTGCCAATGGATCTTGAAAATTCAATGGCTTCCGTAGTTGATTGGTCTTTGAAGAATCCAGAGTGGATTGGGATCAAGTGAAAATAATTTCTCATAGAGGCAATTTAGAAGGAAGAATTCCTGATAAGGAAAACCATCCTTTTTTTGTAGAACTTGCCTACCTTGAGGGATTTGATGTAGAGATAGATGTTTGGTTTCACCAAGGGAACTACATGTTGGGTCATGATTGTCCTCAGCATGTAGTTCCCTCTTGGTGGTTGAAGCACTCTTGGCTTTGGTGTCATGCAAAAAATGTAGAGGCTATGGAGCGGATGTTCGAAGATGGCATTCACTACTTTTGGCATGAAAATGATCGATTCACTTTAACAAGTAAGGGCATTCCGTGGTGCTATCCCGAAAATTACAATAAAAATGGAATCGTGGTTTCAAAGGAACCAACTCTCCCCCCATATTCTGTTTTCGGTGTCTGCACGGATTATCCCTTGACTTTGCGTAACCTATTGGTAGAATCTGACAATAATGCAATCAGACAAGATTGAACTTGTGATTTTGCGTAGTTTGCTACATCGCTCCGATTTCACACGGAGAGTGCAGCCGTTTCTCAAGGAAGAGTACTTCCATGACAACTGCGAGAAGCGTCTGTTTAAGACGATCTCTGAGTTCATCGAAAAGTATTCAAATGCCCCTACCCGTGAAGCATTGAACATCATCCTGAACAGCCAAGAGGGATTGTCGCAGGGCGAGTATGACGATTGCATCAAGTTGGTGGAGGGTCTTGCCGCAGAAACAGATCCGCCCGATGAACAATGGCTTGTGGATCAGACAGAAAAGTTCTGCAAGGATAAGGCTGTTTACAATGCAATCATGGAGTCAATTGAACTGCTTGATGAGAAAAAGGCAAAGGGACGCTCCAAGAATGCCATTCCTGAAATCCTCACGAAGGCATTGAGCGTTTCCTTCGATGAGCATATTGGTCACGACTTCATCGAAGACTCTGCGGAACGCTATGACTTCTACCATCGTGTGGAGAAGAAGACCCCCTTTGACCTTGATTATTTCAACAAGATCACCAATGGTGGAGTTCCCGACAAGACTCTGAATGTCTGTCTTGCAGGCACCGGCGTTGGAAAGTCCCTATTCATGTGCCACCATGCTGCCAACTGCCTGACACAGAGCAAGAATGTCCTCTATATCACATGCGAGATGGCTGAGGAGCGAATCGCAGAGCGCATCGATGCCAATCTGATGGACATTTCGTTGGATGAACTGAAGAAACTGCCATTGGAAATCTACAGCAAGCGTCTTGCAAAGGTGACTGCTGGTATCACGGGGAAACTCCTCATCAAGGAATATCCCACCGCATCCGCTAATGTGAATCACTTCCGCCACCTGTTGGATGAACTTCGCCTGAAGAAGAACTTCAAGCCCGATGTCATCTTCATCGACTACCTCAACATCTGTGCTTCTTCTCGTTTCAAGGCAAACGGAAATGTTAACTCGTATACCTATGTAAAGGCGATTGCCGAGGAACTTCGTGGCTTGGCTGTGGAGATCGGAGTTCCTATCTTTACCGCAACCCAAACCAACCGTTCGGGTTTTGGCAACACCGATGTCGAACTCACCGATACATCGGAGTCATTCGGTCTTCCCGCCACCGCAGACTTCATGTTTGCACTCATTTCCACAGAGCAGTTGGACGAATTGGGTCAGGTCATGGTGAAGCAGTTGAAGAATCGCTACAATGATGTCGCAACTCACAGAAAGTTTGTGATTGGTATTGACCGATCCAAGATGAAGTTGTATGATGTTGACGAAGAGGAACAGCAATTGATTCAGGACGGCAATTCAAGTCAACAGGACGATGATGAAGATTCACCCATACGCACGGGCGGGCACGGGCGCATGAGCGCACGGGAGAAACCCGCCCTAGACAATTGGTCTTGACACCCACAGGCGGGTGCCTGAATTGGAAAAAGGTGGTGACTTATAATCGCCCTCATGCGGGTTCGATCCCCGCCCCGCCTATTCAAAACATACCTAAATAACCTCTACGGGAGAGAATATGCTATCGTTCAAGGAAATGATTCCTACCCTGTCAGAGGAAACCGTCAGGAACAAGCACCTAGATCACCTAGAGGATTTGATGATCCTTCAGGGGGAAAAGGGACTCAAACTTTCAATTGCATTTCTAAAAGATATCACTCAAAGTCTAAAAACGGGTGATACTTCTTTGGGACTATCGACAAAGTGGGACGGAAAGCCTGCTATTGTTTGTGGAATCAATCCAGACAATGGGAAGTTTTTTGTTGCAACAAAGGGTGCTTTTAACAAAACTGTTGTTGCTTTCCATACCGAGGCTGAGGTTAAGAAAGGTGTTCCAAACGCCGATCTTGCCTCAAAACTCATTCAATGCCTCAAGTTTTTACCAAAGATAGGAATCAAAGGGGTGCTTCAGGGCGATCTGATGTTCACTTCCGATTCCAAAAAATCTCAGACGATTGATGGGAAGCCGTACATCACATTCATGCCGAACACCATCATGTATGCGATCCCCACAGACAGCGATATAGGGCGTTCTGTGGCTTCCGCCAAGGTTGGCATAGCCTTCCACACCGTCTACAACGGAAAGACCATGGCGGCTCTCTCAGCCGCCTCCTTCAATTTTGATTCTAGCAGCCTAAAGAAAACACCTGATGTTTGGTTTACTGATCCAAACATCTACGACATTACACCCGCCCTGCTGAAGGGAAATGAATATGCGACTCTGATGGGAATCATCAAAGAATGCGAAACAAAATCAAAAAAGGTTGGTGCTTTCCTCAAGACTCTTATGACAAACAAGGATCTGGTTGAATATATTCTTCCATATATCAATGCAACAATCAATGGCGGCATGGCACAATTTTCAACAAACGGACTTACACTAAATGTGAAAAGTAAGTTTGACAAAGAAATCCAAAAATTGAAAACGGAAAAGGGAAAGCAGGGCAAAGAAGCCGCAAAACAAAAGATGCTTTCCTATATTAAGGCATATGAATCTCAGTTCAACGAAATGTTTGAACTACATAATTTGATAGCAAAAGCAAAAGAAGTATTGCTTAGTAAGTTTTATGCCCTATCACAATTTGGGCATTTCTTTGTGGACGAAGATGGAATTCGCCCAACCGATCCTGAAGGAATTGTAGTTGCTCGTTCAGGTAAGGTAACAAAACTGGTAAATAGATTGAGATTCAGCAGACAGAACAGGAAGATCAACCAATGACGAAAAGGTTTGCAGATCATATTACCGAAGCAAAAAAGAAAGATACCGTGGTTTTTGCTTTCGGTAGAATGAATCCCCCAACTATAGGTCATGGTGCTGTTGTGGACAAGGTGATGGCAGAGGCATCAAAAAGAAATGCCGACCATTACATCTTTGTATCAAAAACACAAGATCCGAAGAAAAATCCACTAGACCAAAAAACAAAAATTGCGTATCTCAAGAAGTTTTTCCCCCGTGGAAAGTTTCCCATCGGAAAATCTATCAATCCATTTGATACGGTTCTTTATTTGTGTGAACTGGGATACAAGAACATTGTTGTTGTGACTGGAAGCGATCACATTGCTGAGTACAACAAGATCAAGGAATACAAGGGGAAGGTGGCACAAAACGATCCCAAGAAGAGAAAGTATTCTTTTGAGACTCTTGATGTAATTGTTGCTGGAGAAGCCCGTGACGATGCTGCACAAGGGGTTGCAGGAATGTCTGCTTCAAAGATGAGAGCAGCAGCATTCAACAATGATTTCAAAAGTTTCTCCACAGGTGTTCCTGGAAACGATGTTGCTCTAAAGAAAAAACTCTATAAAGATGTCAGAAAAGGTTTAAACCTCAAAGAACAATTTGTTGCCGAAGCAAATGAAGGTGATAAGGAAGTTACCATCGTTGCTCTGACTTCTTCCGAAAAAGATTTGAGTGACACCATTGAGAAGATGGAAGCCATCTGTAAGCGGCGCAAGATTGAGTTCTATGCCGTTAAGACGAGCAAGGCTCAGGTTGATATCTCTAGTGTTGCAGCCAAGAAGATTGTGATCAAGAACTATGACGGCGAAGGCAAGGATTGCACGGTTGATCCTCACAATACTGTTGCCATCGTTCGTGGTGGTGTGATGAACAGCGATATCGGTGTCGCCATCATGACCATTCTACAGAACAATGGTGTATTCATGGTCAACGAGCGTGGCGGCATGGAACTGTGCGCCAACAAGTTGGAGACCGCCATTGCCCTAAAGAAACACGATCTCCCTCACCCCCGTACAGCATTTGTTGCCAACGAGGAAAATATTGAAACGGCAGTCAAGGAAATTGGCGGTAAATTTCCGGTGATCGTCAAGACACTTACGGGGGCAGAAGGCATCGGTGTATCCAAGATCGAAAGCATGGAAAGCCTGAAGTCCGTGCTTCAGACTTTGTGGAAGTATGGTGCAGAAATCATCATGCAGGAATTCCTGCCCAACTTCAAAAACGATGTTCGAAGCATCGTATTGAACGGAAAGATATTTGCATGTGCCAAGCGAGACAAGGCACCAAAGGATTTCCGAACGAATATTGCCCGTGGTTCAAAGGGCGGGTCTTTCCAACTTTCTGACGAAGAAATAAAGTTGGTGGAGCGGGCTGCAAGGGTCAGTAAGTGTTACTATGTCGGCATCGACCATGTAATCAATGATGGCAAGCCTTATATTATTGAGATGAATGCAAGTCCGGGTAGTGGAAACATATATTACCGCTACTATGAGGATGGTGAAGGCAAAGACAATGTGAAAGGGGAGGAATTGGTTGAAGACTTTCTTGACTATATCCTCAACAAGGCGCATTGGAAATTGTTCTCCAACCTAGCCGTTCGTGAAAAAGTCAAGATCGATGGTGTAGAGTACACCGCAAAAATCGATACGGGCAACAGCGGCTACAACATGATCCATGCCGAAGACATCAAGGACAATGGCGATCACACCGTAACTTTTAAATTGCCGAGCGGCAAGAAGGTTACCAAGAAGATCGTTAGTCGCATCACGGTCAAGAGCGGTATTGGCGAGAAAAAGCGACTTGTTGTTCTGATGGACATTGAGTTCCATGGCAAGAAATACACAAACATCAAATTCAGTCTTGGTGATCGTAGCCACATGTCTACAAAGGTGCTGATTGGCTTGCAGTTCCTCAGCAAGACGGGAATGGTTGTGGATCCCGCAGATGCAATCTATCCACAGCCCGACACAAATGCCAAGCGAAGAGGCGATGAGGAAGAGGAAGAAGAAATCTTCGAAGCAGATGTGACTAGGGGCAAAGAATTTAAGACAAAGACGGGTAAGACAAAAGAAAGTCCGAAAGACAAAAAAACCGGTCTTCCCAAGAAATATGTTTCGGGAATGAGTAAGAGAGAAGCAGAACTACGCAAGAGGCGTTTGGAAAAGAGGAAGAAAATGGCTGACGATGATCCCAAGACATGGGAATTTGTGAATCCCCGTGAGAAGAACATTAAGACAAAACCATCCAAATACAACGCAATCTATAAGAAACTTGAGAAGCAAGGAAAACTAAAGGCTCTCAAGAACCAGTACGAACAAGACGAGGCGTTGGAAAGGCTAGAGAGCATCGACCAAAATGCAAATTCTACCCTTGTTGAAAAAATGAGATTTGCAATCTCATACGAAGATCGTTGCATTGCAAAAGACATGCGAGAATCTGCGTACCTCACTCGTCAGTACATCAACTACCTGAAGGAACTACGCAATCAAGAGATTGCTGAAAAGAATCCATCTATTAGTCTTGAGGAAGATTTTGAATACTTCATGATTGAGGTCAGTCCTCCGAGCGGTCCTGCAAGACGCTTTTCGAAGAAAGAAAAGGTCAAGAAGGAATTTCAAAAGAGATATGGAAAGCGTTGGAAAGAAGTCTTCTATGCCACGGCATGGAAAATGCATGGGGCAGAATCCTTCGATCCAACCGATGAGTGGTTGACCGAATCCAAGAAAATCAACAATGTCATGCAATGGACTGCTCTCGGCAAAAGAGGTCCGCTTTTGATTGGTACGGATGAAATCGTAAAGACATATAAGAAAGATACTCCTGGGGAAAGAGATCGTCTAGGAGAAGAAAAGACCCCCGAAGAAAAAGATGCCCTCTACAAAGAGTGGAAAAAACTTGTAAACATGTCAGGCAAAGAAATTGAATCTTTCCTTGATTCTGATGATGGCAAAGAAGCAGGGCTTTCTAGAAAAGAAGCCGGTAAGGCTGGAAGCAGCGGGGGGAAGATCACCAGCGGACGAGACTCTGCAAGAGCCATCATTCGAATGCTTGACACCCCAAAGGACAAATGGACACCAAACGATTGGAAATGGGCTGGCAAGCAAGTCAGTTTCATTAGCCGAATGAAGGGTGCGAAGGGCGGTCTTCGGGATGACAAGGGAAGACCAACACGCAAACTGCTCGCACTAAAGGTCTGGGGTTACAATCCCGAGAAAAAGTCATGAAAGATTACAAAAACCTAATAAATTGCATTCAGGAAGCCAGAATATCTGCTTTGGAAAAGAAAGCAAAGGCAAGCGGCATTCCATATGGAATTCTGAAGAAGGTCTATGATCGTGGCATGGCAGCATGGAAAGGTGGACACCGACCGGGTGTAAGCAGCCATGCATGGGCATTTGCAAGAGTGAATTCTTTTATCGTTGGCGGGAAGACAAGAAAGACAGCAGATGCTGATCTTTGGAAGAAGGCAAAGGGCGGATAACTCCGTTCTATAAATAACGAGTATCCACAGGAGAAACCATGTTTAACAATCCATTCAATTCCAAGTTTGTTGCAGACATCACCAAGTTCCTTAACGAGCATCGGAACGAGGTGGATATCATGCCATGCCTTAACGAAAAGGCTATCGCTGCTGCCGAAAAGGTAGCCGAGCAGGCAGTCTTGGAGGAACGCAGAAACACTCTAGTATCGCTCTTCAACGAAGCCGTTCGTGATTGCGGTTGCCGTGGAACGACCAAAGAAGCAAACGATTTTGCCAAGGCTGTGCAGATGCACATCGAAGCCAAGGCTATTGTTGTACCCGCCGGAAAAGTTTCCAATCCCTCGCATAAGGCGAATGAATTGGAAACACCAGCCAGCGTCAAGAAGAAGACAGCAAACCCCAAGTAATCAGCGAATAAATAGAACACAGAGGAGAACCCCCAATGTCATATTGGAATTCAAACGACAGAGAAGAATCAAAGCCCACATGGCTCAACGCCGCACAGAAGATCAACTGCGTCCGAACAGTTCGTGGTTGGGAACTACCACTTGACGGCACTTCTCTCGGTGGTCAACTGCATGGAAAACTTGGAACGACCGCCAGCATTCCCGCAATGGAATTGCTTGTTGCTCTTCCAAATGATGCTGTATACAATCCATATCTTCTTCTGACCGTAACAGGTAGAGCAGCAAATCTTGCGGTGAATGCCGCAGGCGGTACCGGCTATACGGCAGGAACAACGATTCTTTGCTATATGCCAGGAACCTATCCCATCGCATCAACGGGTTCAAGTGTTTTTGCGGGAACAATTGCGGGATCCACGGCAGCAGCAGGAACTGTCACACTACAGGTTACTCCAATCGTTCCATCCAATTACACCACTTTGGATGAGAACATCCAAGTTGATGTTAAAGCAAATGGACTAGTACATCCTCTGGGTTATACCGGTCCCACAGCACAGATTCAGACCGCTACATTTGTAGAAGACTATACAACAAATTCTCTCTACATTGCACGGGGAGTAACTGACACGGTTGGCGGAACCGCATCTAGTGATCTGCCCGAATATGCCCCATACTTCACATGTCCATTCACCGGAGACAGCGCAACTGCTGGTGGTATCGATTCGGCTGGATTGTCGTTCACCGTTTCTGCAACAGGCTCTGAGGGTGCATACGGAAATTATGCGGTAAATGCATATGGAGTATCCACACTCAACTTCCCTGCATCTGCTACTGCATACATCAAGGTTGTTGCAAATGACACCAACTTCACCAACAATCTTACTTTCAGCGAAGTAACAGATCCTTTTGGAACTAGAGGAAATATTGTTCAAGGTGCTGATTTGGTGACTGCATCGAATGTGCCCACACGGATCTATGAAGCATTCTTTGGACCAACAAGTTCATTCAACAATAATATTGCTGTGTTTAAGATTAATCGTGCCGGAACAACAGCCGGATCATACAATGTGACTCTCCGTGTAACTGATACAAGCGCAACTCCAAAGACCGCAGATACAACATTCAAGGTTGCATTTGTCTGATAACAAGGAAACCAAATGAAGTCTTATAAGGAAATCAGAAAGACAATTCGTGAGATGCATGGAGCCTCTGAACCCTACGGCGTATTTGCCGGACGGGGAAGAGTCGGACCACAGGACGGTGATAATGCATTGGACGGAGACATGAATTTGTCATCCCTGACTCCTGCGGCAATCAGCAGAATCAATACCTATCTTGGTGCATTGTCTGCAAAGCCATACATCGACCCTGTGTCTGCATTGAAGCAGGCACAGGGCAGGCTACAGATGATTGGATTGAATTTCGATTTGACAAATGAATGTCAGGTTCGTCTTTCTACACAGACGGAAGAAATAATTCCTTTGGTTCGTTTTGGTGGCGTATTCGGAACAGATGGCACGACATATAGCACATCAAAGGACGATGGTATTACTCCCAAACTCGGTCATGGTCTTGCATTGCGTGTCGAAACTCACAAACTCCCCAACGGAATGACACAGATTCAAGCAGAGATTGTTCCAAATTAATTCATATGGTTTTTTGTAATGATAGGCGACAGCCTCACCAATGACAACTATGTTCGATATGCGATGAATCATTACGACAACCCGTATTGTGTTGGAGTAAAAGAATTCGAAGAAGACCTTGCAAGGATCGTGTATTTGAAGCGATTATTTCGAAGATACAAAAAAGGCGGCGTTCTTCGTGAGCGTCTTATTCTCAATCACATCATAACATTCTGCAATGTGTTCGGAGTCGAGGCTGGCACACGGCTCTTGTTTTTCAAGATAGACCACGATCTTCACTACATACTGAAGACATTTCTTGTGTTTCTAGAGTACTTGCCAGAAGATAAGCAGAAGTTTAAACTTGAAGTCGATATCGTGAAAATCGGAATGGATCAAGAAATCATCAAACGACTTCGGAGTATCTGATGAACATTAACGCCCTTGTTACGAGTCAGTTTCGCCGTTACATGAACGCCCCATGGTCAGAACTTTCACAACCAAAGTGTATCTTTGAAAAACTTGTTGTCAATCTTCGCCGTCAAATTGAAGCGGGACAACCCTTCACTTTAGCAAATGGTACATACCAACCTTTCATGGTTGCTGAGTGTGGCTATAAACTAAACGAGTACTGCAAAAAAGATACTCAAATAATTGAAGGACTAATCAAAGAAGAACTTGAGAAGCACGGTCTTCTCCATTCAATGATTAATGAAGAACGGGAACCGCAGGCAATTGCCGCCGGATCATATGTGCTGCATGATGGCAAGAGATTTGTTTTGGAAACCGAACTTCTTCCTTGTGATGAATTCCTTGGTCATCCAATCTACAAGCACGGTGACCTGTCTTTTACAGTAGAGCAAGTCAAGGAAGATGCTCCCGTCAATGCCGTAGGACATGGAAACATTGCCGGTGTTTCTCCTGGTCAGGAACCTCCTGGCAAGCGGGGTCTTTACTTTTTCCGAAACAAGAAAAAGACGAAGGAACTCAAGAAGAAACTCTGAGTTGCTATCTATCTGTCACTCTCGTATTTTGTAGAAATGAATTGATCGATTCTTAAGAAATTATACGGCTCTCAAATTTGGAGTCGATCAATTCATAAGAAAGTATAACTTCTGCCTGTTTTGGGCTTGACTGTCATGCATATGCAGTCTACAGTAGACGCAAATCAATGCCGATCCACATCGACACCAAGTACATCAATCTGCTGTCACCACGGCTAGAACGATTTCAATGGAAGAAGCAATCACTTGCTGTCTGTCGTTGTCCCATGTGTGGTGATAGTCAAAAAAGCAAAAACAAGACACGCTTTTACTTCTTCGAAAAGAAGGGAGCGTTTCTCTGCAAATGCCACAATTGCGACTATAGCGCAACATTGGGTTGGCTTCTGAAGACATTGGATCTGAATCTGTACAAG